GCAATGGATCGAGCATACGAATGGTATAGCTCTGGTCCTAGACAACGTTTACAACCAGGCGGAAGAATTTGTGTAGTCATGACTCGTTGGGCGACAGACGATCTAACTGGACGATTATTAAAATCACAATCAGAACCAAAAGCAGATAAATGGAAAGTAGTTGAGTTCCCAGCAATTTTACCAAACGGTAAACCTGTTTGGCCTGAGTATTGGAAGTTAGAAGATTTAGAAGCGGTCAAAGCATCGGTGTCCACGAAGAACTGGAACGCACAGTATATGCAGGACCCAACGTCTGAAGAAGGTGCGATCATTAAACGTGAATGGTGGAACGACTACGATAAAGATTATCTTCCAAGATTGCTACACGTCATACAAAGTTATGATACTGCATTCAGTGCAAAAGAATCTGCAGACTATTCAGCGATTACTACATGGGGAATCTTTCAACCTGTTGAAGGATATGAGGATCATATAATTCTATTGGATGCTATTAAAGGAAGATACGATTTTCCTGATTTGAAAAATTTAGCATTAGAGCAATATAAATATTGGGAACCTGAAACAGTTATTGTTGAGGCAAAAGCATCAGGCCAGCCTTTGATTCATGAACTAAGGCGTGCTGGAATTCCAGTAATTGATTTCGTTCCTGCTAAAGGACGAGATAAACATACCAGAATTAACTCATGTGCCCCAGTATTTGAGTCCGGAATGGTTTGGGCTCCTTTAGATGAGAAGTTTGCTCAAGACGTGGTTGAGGAATGTGCAGCGTTTCCTAACGGCCAATATGACGACTATGTTGATTCTATGACCCAAGCTGTGCTAAGATATCGACAAGGTGGATTTGTTTCAACGTACTCGGACGATTGGGATGAGCCGCCAATAAAATTAGAACGTGAGTATAAATATTATTAGGATTTATTATGGATTATAAAAAAGTTGATAGAATTGCAGACAGAATTAAAAACCCTACGAAAAAAAAATCAGAAGATCGTATGATTAAAGTAGTAGATAAAAAAGATAATTTAGAAAAGTTTGTTAAAAAATCAGAAGTAATGAAAGATCCAAGTAAGTATTTTCCTACAAGATCAAGTTATGAAGCTGCGCTTCAAATAGCAAAAACAAAAGAACCTGGTTCAAGATTATCTGTTCCTGATATTGAAAGGGCAATGCAAAGTATTAAAAGAAAAAGAAAAGGTGGAATGTCTAAAATTGACAAATTAAGATCAACAAAAGGTCAATTTACTATTGGAGGTAGATTGCAAACTTTAAAAGATAAATTAAAAAAATCTTTTGGAAAAAAATTAGGAGGCTCAATATCCAAAACAGATAAGAAAAAATTTAATCCAAGAACTGGTGAAGAAACAAATAAACCACGTGGTAAAGATCCTAGAACCATTTATAAACCTGAAAACATAAAACCAAAACCAATTACAAAGAAAACGGGTGGTCTTACAGGTGGTCAAAAAAATTTAGATAAAAATAAAAACAATAGAATCGATGCGCAAGATTTTAAAATCTTAAAAGCTGAAAAAGCAAAAGGTAGAGGCATGGGCCTTCAAGATGAATCTATTAAACCTGGTAAAGTTCAAAAAGCATTTTTAGGTAAAATGATTAAAGGTGCAGGAAAATCCATTGGTAGATTATTTGGTAAAAAGAAATCAGCAACTGCAACTCCAGGTTCTGTTGCAATGTCTAAATCAGGTAAGGGTATGGGTGGAAAGCTTCCACAACTTTTACAAAAAGCAATTGATGATGGAATTATAAAACCCGCAAGTAAAGGTAGAATGATGAAAGCTTCTAAAGGCGGGGGAGCTGATGCAGGTAGAGCAGGAAGCATTAAAGGAATTAATGCAGTTTTAAAAGACAAAGCTGAGAGACGTTTTAACGTTCCGGATAAAACAGATATTAAAAAACAAAAAGCTTCAGTTACTAAACTTAAGCAACAAGCTAGAAGATCAAGACTTGAAAAAATGAAAGAAAGACAAACTGGAAGACCTGTTTATGAAAGAATGGGTGGAGGCATGATGAAAAAATATTCTAAAGGCGGTGGAGCTGATACAGGCAAAATGGGTGAGTTAAGAAGTAAAATATCTGTTGCTATGGATAAAGCTAAAAAAGCTATGGGTTCTAGACCAAAGTTAAAAGCACCTGAAAGAGGTCCGATGAAGCCTATGAAAAAAATGGGTGGTGGTATGATGCAAAGACCTATGGGCTATTCAAAAGGTACAATGGTCATGGCACGTGGTTGTAAGCTTGGCAGAAAAAAACCAACTAAGATTATGTAGTTGATCTTCAGCCATGTTAAGGCTAAAAGGATATAAAATTTATGGCTGTTGAAAAAAACGAAATACCTGAAATTACTGAGGAAGAAAAAGTTGAACTTGACCAAGGTCAACCAATCGTTGATGAAGAAGTTTCAGAAGTAACCGTTGAAGGTGAAGAACCTGTTGAGGAAGAAAGACCTCAAGATGATTTCAATGCAAACTTAGCCGAGTTCCTTGATGAAAGAACTTTGGGCCGAATGGCATCAGAGTTGATTCAAGAATATAAAAAAGATAAAGAATCAAGAAAAGATTGGGAAGATGCTTACATCAAAGGTTTAGATCTTCTTGGAACAAGATTCAGAGAAGTAACAAAACCATTTAAAGGTGCATCCAATGTCACTCATCCGTTGCTCGCGGAATCTGTTACGCAATTCCAGGCACAAGCTTATAAAGAACTTGTACCATCAGATGGCCCGGTAAGAACTCAAATTGTAGGATTACAAACTCCACCAATTGAACAACAAGCGGATCGTGTAAAAGAATACATGAACTATATGTTGATGGAGAAAATGGAAGAGTACACAACCGACATGGATCAGATGTTATTCTATTTACCATTGTCCGGTAGCACTTTTAAAAAAGTCTATTACGACTCACTCATTAAAAGACCTGTATCTAAATTTATTCCTGCAGAAGATATCGTGGTTCCATATTACGCGTCCGATTTAAAAGATACCGATAGAATTACTCACGTACAACGGATGACGGAAAACGAAGTCTTAAAACAAATGGCAGCAGGATTCTATAGAGAAGTAGAACTGGCTACATCAGAAGAGAACACGGACAACGTGCAAAAGAAAATAGATGAGTTAGAAGGAATTAAAAGAACGGGTGATGATGCATTAAATACAATTTTAGAAATGCATGTGGATTTACATTTAGATGATTATGAGAAATTTGATTCACGTGCAAAGAATATAAAAATTCCTTATGTGGTCACCATTGACGAAGGCAGTGGTGAAATATTATCGATCTATCGAAACTACAGACCGGATGATCCGACATATCAAAGAAGAGAATACTTTGCTCATTACAAATTTTTACCAGGATTAGGTTTTTATGGTTTTGGATTAACACATATGATTGGTGGTTTATCACAAGCGGCTACACAATCACTAAGACAATTGATCGATGCAGGTACATTAAAGAATTTACCGGCAGGATTTAAATCACGTGGTATTAGAGTTAGAGATGATGACCAACCAATTCAGCCTGGAGAGTTCAGAGATGTCGATGCACCGGGTGGAAATATTAGAGAACAGTTTTTTAATTTACCATTTACAGAACCATCAACCACATTATTTAATCTTTTAGGATTTTTAGTACAAGCAGGACAAAAATTTGCTGCGATTACGGATAACAACATTGGTAATGATGCTCAAAATAGAGCAGTTGGTACAACGGTTGCGATGATGGAACGTGGTTCGCGTGTAATGAGTGGTGTTCACAAGAGATGTTACTACGCGATGAAGATGGAATTTAAAATTTTAGCTAGAATTATGGCTGAATCTTTACCACCAGAATATCCATATGACGTTTATGGTGGTCCAAGATTAATTAAAGCACAAGATTTTGATAACCGAGTTGATATTTTACCAGTTGCAGATCCAAATATTATGTCGATGGCGCAAAGAGTAATGCTTGCACAGACACAATTACAAATCGCAAGTTCAAATCCGATGATTCACAATATTCACGAAGCGTACAGAAGAGTGTATGAAGCACTTGGCACCAAACAAATTGATGCATTATTAAAACCACCACCTCCAAGACCAGAGCCAATGGACCCTGCGAAAGAAAATGCACGTTCTTTACAGATGCAATTACTTACAGCGTTTGAATTTCAAGATCATGATGCTCACATTGCAGCGCATATGGCCTTTATGCAATCAAGAATGGTACAAATTAATCCTCAGGTGTATGCATTATTGCAATCGCACATCTCGGATCACATTTCATTCAAAGCAAAAATAGAAGTTACAGAACAAATAATGCAAGACCCTAACATGATTGCATTACAACAAGCCGACCCACAACAATTTCAAATACAATTTGACAAAGCGGTTGCAACTGCGGTTGCAGAAATTACTGAACAGTTAGTTAGAGGTGAGATGCAGCAACAAGCAGGCAAGCAAGATCCATTGGTTAGACTAAAACAACAAGAAATTGACTTAAGAGCAATGGATTTACAGCGTAAAGAGAAAGAAGCGATGATGAAAGCTGAAATGGATATGAGACAAGAGGCTGCTAAGCTTGATTTTCAGTATGATAAGCTTACAGAACAGTCTCAACAATCAGATGAGAGGTTAGAAGTTGCAAGAGAAAAAATCAACGCGAAGAAATAAAGGGAAAGGATTGAGCGGAGGTGTAAAATATGGTCCTCCACCTAAAAAAGGGCCTAATCCACAAGGGATAAAACTCAATCGTGCTAAAAAACTCTTACGACAAGCTATCAAAAAAAAATAAAATTATTTGGTTATCAGGATTATTTGATGGAGAGGGTAGTTTTGGTATTTGGTCTAAAGGTGTAGGCAAAAAAAAGGCCTTTTCAGCAACAATTGAAATGGGTGATGAAGACATTATCAAAAGATTTCAGGATATGTTCGGTGGCGCTGTTTGGAAGACCAAAAAAAAGCAAGAAAGATTTAGACAACTATGGCGATGGCGTTGTGTAGGTGATAGGGCTTACGATTGTATTGATAAAATGATAGAATATATGGGTACAAGAAGACAGGAGAAATACCATGTGGTTAAAAGCGATATCCTTAGCCGTTAAAGCCGGTTCTCATATTTATCAGAACCGTCAGAAGACGAAGATGTTAATGTCTGATGCACAAATGATGCATGCAGAAAAAATGGCTCGTGGTGAAAGCGAATACCAAGGTAAATTATTAGAGGCAAGACAATCGGACTGGAAAGACGAATTCATTTTATTATTGCTCTCAGCACCCATTGTACTTCTTGCGTGGGCAGTATTTTCAGATGACCCTGCAGCTATGGAGAAGATGCAATTATTCTTTGAATATTTTTCACAATTACCATTTTGGTATCAAACAATTTTTGTTGGTGTCATAGCCAGCGTGTACGGTTTAAAAGCAACAGATTTAATTAAGAGGAAATAATGCCATTAAATAAAAAAGGTAAAAAAATTAAAAAAGCTATGGTCAAACAGTATGGCAAGAAAAAAGGTGAGAAAGTTTTCTATGCTATGGAGAGTTCTGGTAAACTAAAAAAAGTTATTAAAGCTCGAGGTGGTGATGCTGCAAGATCCGATGCTGCGTCAGGAAGATCTGCTGGTAGAGCGGATCCTTCAGGAGGAGTGGATAGAAGTGCAGTAGGAGCAGGATCTCAATATTCTAGAAATAAAGCTAAAGCAGCTTTAGAGGCTCAAAGAAAAAGAGCGATAGCAAGAATTAGTCCATCAACGACTCCTGCAGGAAAGGCTATAGCAGCTGGTATAGGTGCTTTAACTGGTTTACCTTTTGGTGGATATCAAATTGGAAAAAGAATGGTTGATTACTCTCCAATGGCTTTTGGTGTTCCAAGTTCAAAGAAAAAAGATAAGGTTAAAAATAAAATGGAAAGAGCTTCTGAAGTATTAAACATACCTACCGTACCAACTGCAGAGATTATTACACCAATTAAAGAAAAAAAAATTCAAACAAAACTAGCATCAGTTTCACCTGCCGGTGAATTTGGTTATAGTGTAGGATTTAAAAAAGGTGGAATGCTTAGACAAGGTAAACCAAAATTAGCAAAGAAAGGTTGGAAGTAATGACTAAATTATGTGCAAGAGGCAAAGCTGCAGCTAAAAGAAAATTTAAAGTGTACCCAAGTGCGTATGCTAACGCTTACGCGTCTAAAATATGTGCTGGTAAAATAAAAGATCCATCAGGTGTAAAGAAAAAAGATTGGGGACCTAAGAAAGCTTTTTTAGGTGGTTTAATAAGTAAAAAAGATGAAAAGAAAAAAGAAATAGAAAAAACAGAAACAGCTGTAGGTAAAGCTAAAAAAATTTTAAAAACAAAAGAACAAAGACTTAAAGAACTTAGAAAAGAAATAGGTATGAAAAAAGGTGGTGGTGCTGATATGAGCACAATCAAAAAGAAAAAAAAGAAACCGGCTCCTGGAGGCGGAAGAGAAAGACATGAATATATGAAAAATATTCAAAACCCTATTTCAGAATATGGACCTAAAGGTAAATTAAAATACACAGGGGCTAAGGTTGGAATGAATGTAACTGCAGGTGGTCAATCAGCTATGGGCAGATTAGAAAAATCTGGAATGCGTGGTGGTGGAATTGCAATCAAAGGAACAAAATTTAAAGGTGTGTTCTAATGAACAAAAAGGGATCATGTTGGGAAGGTTATGTTCAAAAAGGAATGAAGTCTAAAGGAGGACGAATGGTTCCTAATTGTGTACCAGGTATGAAATCAGGTGGACTAACAAAATGGTTTCAAGAAAAATGGGTAGATATTGGAGCAAAGAAAAAAGGTGGCAAGTATCAAGAGTGTGGAAGAAAATCTGCCAATGGTTCAGGCCGAAAGTATCCGAAATGCGTACCACTTGCAAAAGCCACAGCGATGACAAAGTCGCAAAAGGCCTCTGCTGTTGCCAGAAAGAGAGCAGCAAGTAATACAGGGCCTAAACCAACAAACGTGAGAACGTAATGGCTAAGAAAAAATTTCAAAAAGGTGATCTAAGATATATTGATAAAGAAGGAAAAGAATATGGTATATCAAAAAGAGAATTAGGTATAATGGCATCTGGAGGAGATAAAGAAGCTGGTGCAGCTTTGAAAAGAATGAAAAATCATACCTTTATCTATCCTGATAAAATATTAAGAGAACTTAAATCAAAAGGTGGTTTAATATCTGGTAAACCAAAACTAACAAAAAGAGGGTGGAAGTAATGTGGAAGTGGATTAAAAATTTATTTAAACCAAAAAAACAATATGAAGAAGTTCATATAGATTTTTCTAAATTAACTAAATTAACTAAAGGGGATTTGAAAAAACTCCAAGCACAAGGTAAAATAAAAAACATATATGAGAGACACTAGAAGTATAGAATCACATTTAGCAGATGTTGCTAGAAAAAATAAAAAAAAGCAATTACATAAAGATCTTAGAAAAGAGGTTGAGGTAGGGGCTAACGGTACACAACAATATGTGATAAAAGAAGGTATAAACAAAAATAAAATTGCAAAGGTAAAATAATGCCAAAAATTAATAGACAGAAAACTAAAAAAATTACTGCAAGACCAATAACATCAAATCCACCCAAGGGTTTAGATGAAAAAAGAAGAAGAGATCGTATGCTTAAAAAAGCAAAAAGATATCAAGATGCAGCAAGAAGTAGAGAAGCTGCTATGGGTGATAAAAACATTTCATATGTTGGAGATCCGTTTATCGTTGATGGTAAAAAATTTGATCCTGCAAAAAAATTTCCAGAAACTTACATGAGACCTGAAGGTGCTAAAACTTTTAGTGGTGGTGGAATGGCTAGAGGTACAGGTGCTGCTATTAAAGGTAAGAAATT